CTTCTAAATCTTTACCAGTATACTTTTTGTAAGTATTGGTTAAATCTCTCTTTTCGTAATTACTGTAAATAAGGAAAGGATCTAATACTGCTCGGCTCCTATGATTGAATGCTATACCACATCTCATGAATTCCTCGCATAAGAATGGTACATCAAAATATAATGCGTTATAACCACCTAGATCACAATCGCCAATAAAATCATTTATTTCAGATGCTATAGATTCGAAAGATGGCTGGTCTGATAGATCCTCGATTGAGATGCCATGCTTTTCTTGTGCTTCAGGTCTCATCTCTGTTATACCTGGATTAACTAATGAGCGATAAGATTCAATTTCGTTACCGTCTAGATCAGTCTTGATCATACATATCTCAATGATACGATCTGCTGTTGTACTTACTCCTGTGGTTTCTAGATCAAACCAAACTATATTTTTCTTCATACTATACTTTTTAACTTTGTTGTTATTAAATTTTATATAGCCAATATCAGAAATTGTTTTAAGAATTTGTTAAGAAGTTGTAATAATTATATCATTAATAATATCATCATTTGATATTTGCTCAATTAATTCAATGCCATCAACAACATGACCAAATGTTGTATGGCCGTCATCCAAGTGTCGAGTACTAGGCCTGCTTAAGCAAACAAAGAATGCCCCCATTGACGTATGTTCTTGTCCAGTATTCGCCGCACTAAGTACACCGTATGCATGAAAATTATTATTCTTTGTTCTACGCGGTTCTTTGGTCTCGTCCCATATATATGAATGCTTTGTATTATTATCAATAGGACCAGACTGAGCCATGAATCCTGGTATAACTCTGCCAAATACAGCACCCTTAAAATTACCATTTTCTGCGTTATAAACAAATCTTCGAGTATGTATTGGTGTTTCTTCATAAAGACGAAATGTAATATCACCTTTATTCATTTTAAATGTAGCTAATGTTTGCATGTTATTTGTTATTTGTTTTGGTTAAATAGAATTGTCTGGGTAGTAGTCATCAAAATCATCATAATAGTATTCATTATTAGTTGTGGGTTTTGCTGGTTTATTAAAATACTTATTAATGTATGATATCATTAGTTTAAACATTATTGCCCAGGTATAGAAACTTCAAGTTTCATTGTCTGGATAGCTGTTGGTAATGCAGTGATAGCATTTTCAAGTCTTCCTAATGTAGAATTTAATTTCTTCATTGGATCAGCACCCTTTGTTGCGGCTGCTGGTGCTGCTGCTTTATCAGAACCTAAACCTATTGCATTAAGCCCTCTATCAATAAGTCCTGGTGCTTTCTGTTCTTGCATGATATCTCTTATATCTTCAACTGCTTTGGCTAAAGATTTATATGCATCATTGTCTTCAGAAAGTTTAGCGCTTGATTTAAATAGATCACCAAATGCAACTGTTTTGTCAATATCTATTTTATTAATTGAATCTGCAATTTTAGAAATACCATCTGCTGCTTTGTCTAACAATCCTTTTTCTGCTACATTTCCTAATGTTACAATGAATGTAGAAAAGTCATGTAGTTGTGGGGCTATGAATGGGTTAGTTGCATATAGGTCACTGAATGCAGTTCCTATCGAAGTTAATAGAGTTCCAATCGATGTTGCTACTGTTTGAGGCTGAGTGTCTCCACCAAATGCTTTAAGGCCAGCTGCTATATTTGTTAATGCTTCGCCTGCACCATCTACTGCATCAATACCTTTTTGTATTTTATTCTCATCCCATGTAATTAAACCAAATAAGCTAGATTTACTATCTGTATTTTCTTTTCCACCAATAGAAGCAAACGCATCTCCAACTAAAGTCAAAACTTCCTTTATTCTACTTGCTGTTCCTTTAGGATTTTTAATACCAGAAAATGTTGATATTGCATCTGCTATTTTACTCAGTTCTTCACCTGCTCCTGATACTGATTGTATACCTTTTTGTACTGCATTCTGTTTAATTCCAAATAGACCCCCGAAGAAGCCTCCTTTATCTACATCTTTTTGACTACCAATGGCAGCAAATGCTTGTTGTACAAAACCTACTGTATTAATTACAGCATATGCAAGAGTTCCTAATTGTGGGTTAGCAGGATCTCCAAAATTAACTTTACTTTCTATTAATTTTTGGAATCCTTCTAAACCCTTTGCAATATTATTTAATTCTGTACCTGCACCTTTTACTGAACGTATACCTTCTTCTGTTGCTGTTGATTTAATACCAAATAAGCCACTGAAAAAACCACCTGATTCTACAGATTGATCCGCACCACCAATTGCAGCAAATGCTTGCTTTACAAAACCTACTGTATTAATTACAGCATAAGCAAGAGTTCCTTTTAATGGACCACCTTCTCTATTAGGATCTCCAAATTCTACTCCGCTATCTATTAATTTTTGAAAAGATTTTAATCCTTCAGCTATATTAGTTAATGCCTTTCCTGCACTCATTACAGAATCAATACCCTTCTCAGTTGCATTAGGACTAAATGCATTTCCAAATATAGCACCAAATACACCACCTGGATTAGGAGCTTCACCACCAGCCGAAGCAAAGGCGCCACTAATTCCAGTTAATGCAGTAGCTAATATTGTACTTTGATCATCATCCCAATCTACAGATTTAAATGCTTTTAAACCAACTGATAATTTAGTTAATGCGATACCTGCTGCTGCATAACCAGCGGCTGCTGAAATCATCATTGGACCTTTCACAGTACTACCTAAAGCATTACCTATATTTTTGAAGAATCCTGTTGCCCCACCTTCTGTATTGGTTGTTCCCAAGAATGCAGTTTTAACCCCAGCTAATAGTGTAACTAAGTCGGTAGAATCAGCTTGTGTCCACTTAACATTCTTTATAGCTTTTAAACCCGGTGCTAATAACATCAGTGCACCACCTATAGCAGCAAACGCAGCCGCACCTGGTATAATAAACAATGCGCCAAACCCCGCTGCTGCAAATTCTAAACCTAACATTAATAATAGCGCGCCTTGGACACCAATATCACCCATAGTAGTATCTTTAGTTGCATGTGCAAATGGAATATACCCAAGGCCAAATATAGCCAAACCTATACCCATCAATGCTAATGCCACAGCGCCCTTTAGAATATGCGTCCAAACCATTCCTAAGAGAGCTGTTGCTATACCTATCCCAATCAGCACAGCAGCTTGTAATAATACATCTCCTACACTAGGTGCTGCTAATGTCACAGCTAATGCGAATAAACCATAACCTATACCAAATGCAGCCAAACCTATACCCATTAATAATAATGCAACAGATCCTTTCCTTATAGTTTTACTAAACCTTCCTAATATTGCAACAGTACCACCAATTAATAATAATGATGCGACCATCCCAAGAAGAATAACGGGTTTCATTAAAATAAACATAGTGGCTAATGCAAACACGGCTAGTCCAACTGCAAATGATTTCATTGCATCACCTATTCTATCTAATGCTCTGGCACCTTTTCTAATTTGCTTTGATCGTTTGCCTAATAAAACAAATAAAGGTACCAACAACATGGTTGCTAAATATAGCATTGGGATTCCAATAGCAGCTGGTATTAATAGAAGTGCTGCTAATGCTAATGATTTGGCAAACGTATAAATTGCATTACCCATTGCTAACATTGCCTTAGCGCCCTTTTCCATTTTCTTAGGTTTAGACTTCTCCCAAATTTCGATTTGATCTTTAACAAAATCCTGAAATTTTAGTATAGTCTTTTTAGGAACTATTCTAAATAAGATTAGGCCTTTTGCTAATGCAACTGCCCCTTGCCCTAATGACTTAAGACTAGCAGCGCCTTCCTTTAGTTTACCTGTACCTTTACTACCAGATTCTTTACCACCAGATACTTTACCTTTACTTTTTGCTATTATTCCCAATAGCTTAGTCTGTTCCCTGCTGTTCTTATACATAGCAAGGTCACGTGTATTCATGTTGGTACTACTGCTTACTTCAATAAGTCTATCTAATTTTTTCAAGATAGATATATCTCCTTGCATCTGTGCAGCAGTAGCAGCAGTGAAAGCGTCAAGAGATGCAGCTGATGATTCAGTAGCAGCTTGAATCTTTGTTAACGGATCCAATAAGTCTTTAATAGTTGCGACAGCCATTTAGATTTTATTTTTTACAATTTGGGCATAGTCATGCTTGGCATTGAAGGCATTTTATACTGACCCATATTCTTTTGGGTCTGATTCTTCATTCCATCCATATTGTATTTATCCTGTGTGTCTTTAGTATTTTGCGCTTCTTGCTTATTACGATCTTTTAGCAAGTCGTTATAAATCTCCAGGGTATATTCATATTCATAAAAAGGAAGCAAATCCAACTCTGATGGTTGGAGATGCAACTTTTCTAATAACAATACTCGAACTTTAAAGAAGTTCAGTAGAGATATCTGGAATAAGGAACAGAGCCTTGATACCGCCGGGAAACGTGAGCGGCACAGTGACCTCCTCACTGCAGCTTTTACATGGGAATACCATCTCCGGTTTAACACCGATTTTCATGTCCTCAGCTAATCTGTAGACAATTGTATATTTTGTAGAATCCCATCCTTGAAAAGATGTAATCTTAGCAAAGATATCTTTTTCTGTCCAACCTCGCCATTCTCTTTGTAAGTAAGGCAAGATAGCCAGTGTAGATTTATCCCAGTTCTTATTGTTCTCTTCTCTATCTCTGATATAATCAGTTATAGCTCTCATAATACCAATAGTTGGAGGGGCCATTTGGATAACACCGTAATTCTTAGTAGCAATAGAATAACACCTATCACCTTCATCATAGTATTTTTCAAATTTTTCTACAACAGAATTAAATTGTAAATTACTAGTTCTTAATTCTACAGATTCTTGAGATTTACACATTGAAGATTTACATGAATTACCTGAAACTGGCATCATCAATGTATGCTCACCTGTTTTAAATGTTAATTCTCTAATAGAAAGTATTAAATAAATTCTATCTTCTTCAAGTATATCTTTATAAGATCCCCGCTGTGTACCATAAGTTACTTTACAACATGATATTACAATGTTATTTAACCCTTCATCTACATCTCTAAGGTTATTTTCATCGATAGTTGAGAAGCTTCTAATTTCTGCAACCTTCGCAGGTCTAATATGAATTTCAAAATCATCTCTGTAAAATTTACCTTTAGATGGAAAACTATTAAGATCTAGCCTAGTATAACCAACCATAGCGTTTAACCTTTTAATTTCAGGATCATCTGAAGTAATCTTATTCATTTGTCTGTTAGTATCAACTTTACCTAAGCTTTCTACTACGGTGTTTGGAGTTTCAGTAGCTTCCACCTGAACAGTTTCAGCTTTATCGAATTCCTTCTGGATATTATCTTCGTGCTCTTTTGACATCTTTTATTTATTTTTTATTAATTGTTTTTCTGGTTTAGTTTCTTCAACTATATGCTCAACTATTAATTGTCTTACATATCTTGAAATAGCAACAGGTTTAATTCTGTTTTCCATTGATTTTTGTATAATGATAGTATTAAGGCTATCCTCATCTTCAGGTGTTAACAATACTTGTAATTTTTTAGTAAGTCGTTTCCTTTGTGGGATAAGTTCTTGGACTGTTTCATTAAATCCATATTTAGAGTTATCAGATTTAAATTTATTAATCCAATATTCTACTCTTTTTAAAACATCACTTAATGAATGATCTTCTTCGAAGACTTCAACAACCTCTCTATCAAAAGACTTTGTTCCAAAATCCTTAACTGCACGCTTGATGTATTTTCCAGTTCCAAAGTTATTAGGATTGTCATTTAATGAATACCCTATGTAAACTTTGTTTGTTTTTTCTTGTTGTAATTTATAGATAATCATATTTCTATATTATATAATTTATATTATATATTAGAGTGAAGGCAAAAAAACTGGGAATGCTACTAACAATCCCAGTTTTAATTTAAATTAGTTATTAATTAAGATCCTACGTTCTCCTCAACCCAATGGTCACAACGGAATACCATTGTTAACTGAGCTGCATCCGGTGTTGTGTAATTAAGTTCGTCTACAAAATCAGGTTGTCCTGTTGGGAATACATCTTTAAATGTAATCTTTCTGAAGATATCTCCTGCTCTGTTATATTGAACAACGATCATACTACCTACGTAATCTTTCTTTAATCCCATTTCACCAGTTAATGGATCATAGATTACATTATTCCAGTTACGGAATGTATTGTATATGTAGTTTTCGTTAGCATCATTCAAGTTAAGACTGAAGTTAACTGTTAAATCAGCAAATGTCTGACCTGGCATACTTGCAAATGATCTATCTGCAAATTTGTACTTTTGGCCAACTACATCGATGGTTGGGTTTAAGTTATTTAAACCTCCAATTGAATTTACTTGTTCTAAGATAAGTCCTGTATCATCCCCTAATGGTGAAAATATAGTAACCTCAAACAGGTTAGGCTGTATTGGTTCGAACCTTTGGCTACTGGCCCTTGATTGGGTATAATGTGGTAACGGCATAGTTTATATTGTTTTTTTATATATTCGTCTTACTTAACTCCTTATTGGAAGTTTCCTGAACTAATTGCCCCAGTTCTTAAAATAGTTGTTCTTTGTACAAGAATTTCCATTCCTCTTACTGGTTCAATATATGTATCAAGGATACCTACATTTTGATCAATTACTTCTGGGGTGTTATTTGTTTCATCCATTATATTTCTATAATCGTAAACACCATCATCGTTTTGAACAGTTGATAAGAAGTTATCAGCTAACGTTTTTATTTCTAATCTTGTCTGAGCTGTATTAAATTCGAATAAGTAGTTTTTAAGAATTGCATCGATACCATCTTGGATATAAATTACAACCTCTCTAACATTAATTGAACTTAATGCAGATTTTGGAACCTGTTGTGCGGTTTTATTTGCAAATATAGTTGGTCCTGTTCCACTTTGGAATACAATTGGATTGAATCCGAATGGCTCTAAGAAATAACGATCTTCTTGGTCAAGATTTAATTCTAAACCTACAACACCGTTTCCACCTATAACTCCACGTCTTACACCAGCCACGATTGACCACGGTAATGCGTTTTCATATTTAAGTATGTAGTTATTAGATACATACGCAGCAGGAGGTACACTTATATTCTTTCCTAAATCTCTAACAGTAATGAATGGGTAATAATAACCACCCCAAGATCCACCACTCGTTGCCGATGGTAATGAATATCTAATAGTTGGATTCAATGCAAGATTTCCACCTTCAGATATCATCTTAGAGGATAAACCGCCAGTTGCATCAGTAAAGCTTGGATCTGTATTTGCTTTAAAATCTTTAGCAGATGGTGCATTAACAATTGCGAATGCATTTTTCCTTCCTGCACATAAATTTGTATAAACAGATTTACAATTTGCTTCGATTCCATTTCCATAAGTATCTACTACATAACGGAAGTTAATAGTTTCTTTATCAGTTAAAGCTTTGTATAAATTAGTTCCACCTAAAATTGGACTTAAACAGTAATTCTGTCTAGTATTAGATCCATCAGGAACATGTTTAGTTGCTATTAAATTAAAACCAGGTAATTCAAACACATTAAGGTAATCTACCCAACTATCAATTGGATAATATAATTCTACCTTTCTTTGTTTTCCTGCTCCTACACCAATATAAGTTACATCAACTTCAGATTGGCATGTTACTAATAGTGCAGTTGTTCCAGCTGGTATAATTGGATATTCTGATGGTGTTAATCCACCTACTATAACATTAATTCTAGTTAATCTTGAATGACCACTTACTGTACCTTCGTCATGTACTAAATAGTTTCCTACTACAATATCAGCAGCTTCTGGTGAAGTTGTAGCAATTAAAACTTGATTGGGTTTTAGTAATGGTTCATTAAGAGTATCACCAACAATATCAATACCAAGATTAAGAGCGCCTTTTAAAGTTTGTACATTTAAACAACTCAACGCTGCATAAGTAGTACCATCACTCTTTAAGAATAATCCTGTGCTATCCATTGTAAATTCAGCATGTGGAGTTAAATTAGCAAAACCATCTTCTTGGTAAGGTGTAATCCTTACACCTGGTAAGAAATAGTTAGAATCTGAAATTGCAATTTTACTTGCAGCAGTAGTTGGCCCAGCAGTATGGATAAAACCATAATCTACAGCATTCATTACAAGATATGATGTATATTGTACACCACCCTTTACATAAACTGCCTCATCACCATCTGTTAAAGTACCGTTAGCAAATTGCGTCTGTACTGCAGATCCATAAGAACCTATAATACCAGCAACTGTACTAGCTTGCTCGTTTTCATCAGATATAAACCCTAAGTCTACTTCATTAATATAATTGTATACAGCGGCAGCGCCTGTTTGAAAATCACTATCTGTAATACTTCCTTCATCCGATAATAATACAGTTATAGTATTACCAACAGTTTGCACAGATGTTACTGGTACATATTGTTCTGGTGCTAAGCCACTAGTTTTTATAAATGAACCTACTACAGTAGATGTATTTGCAGTCATAGTGCTAAACGCAGTCCATATTGCATCTTTAGTAGCAGCTGCATTAGTTACTTGGATTTGTACACCACCAGCTGTTGGAATAGAAGTTGTTATTGTACTTGCAACATTAGTTACAGTTGTTCCAGGTTCTGGTGTTCTACAGTAATTTAAATCAGAAATAATTGATCCACTATATGATAACATATTAATATCATCTTGGAATGAATTTGCTTGTGTATATTCGATATTATGACCTACCATATCAATTCCACCAGCTACACCGTCAATTAAAGTTTCGCCGTCAAATAAATTTTCATTTACAGTAACAAATAATCCAGTAGTTGCAGTATCAGCATTAACAACTTTTTCAACGAAAAGGTTGTTACCTAATAGATCTACGAAATCAGGAATTAAACATGCAGTATAAGTTGCCTGTAATTCTACTTCAGGTAAATTAAAAAATTCTCCTAATTTAGTATCAGTACTATCACTAGTAAATACTCTCCTCTTTAATCCTTGTGTTGGATCAAAATATTCTTGGAATGTTGGATCAGCATTGAATCTTGAATACGGAGTAGTTGAACTAAAGTCTCCACCGAAGTTACCCCCTATTACAAAGATATCTACAAAGAAGTCAGATATTAAACTATCTTTATCTAAAAATCCAGGTACATTAGCAGCACCATACCATTCTTCAACAGTTACTTGGTAAGCTAATACATTTGTTAATGCAGATTTTTTAACAATTACAGATATAGGAGTTTGTCCTAGATTAGTAATATCTAACAAATCATTAACAGATGTTCCAGATAAAACAGATTGGTTTGCACCAACATTATTTAAAAAGTCATCAGTTGATGGGTACCAAAATTTATCTCTATTGTAAAATTTTTGATATTCAAAATCAGCACCAGCATTAGTTTGTATTGTATCTGGTGTAGATGATGTAGAAAATCTAACAGCATTTATTTTGTCATTTTTATCTAAATTAAGTAGATTCAATGCAAGAATTGGTCCTCTTTCCAATGCAGCCAAACAGCTTCTGTGGAAAAAAGAATCTTTTCTTTCTAAGTTTCTATCGATATCACCGAATACTTGCTTAAAGAAAGCTGTATCTGGAATAAAGACGGGTGTATTAAACGGACCTCTCTTTGAAAACCCGACCACCAGTCGTGTTTGATTTGCAGGTATACTAACTACTTGACTTTTGTCAAATTCGAAACGATATGTACCTGCTGCTTTAAGAGAAGCGATTTTTGGATCTAGTGCCATCTTGTATTATATTTTTTTGTTTATTAGTTTTTTTATATATCCACTAACCTTTGAACTTTTATACTAAGTCGTAGATATCAAAATTGAGATTACCACCTTTTGAATCTTTTTCTAAAATTTCTTCTATTTTAATTTGTATAGCTGGATCTATCTCATCATAAATCTCTTCAACAAAATCAGAGAAATCTAAGGTAGTGAAGAATTCAGAACTATTTATACAAGTCATAATTAAATCATCATTACCTAATTGCCCTGCATATGATCCATTTGGTAGTTTTCCAAAAGTTGCTGATTCCTTTACAGTATCTTTGTCAAATATTTGGATTTTATTTTGAGTAATGTATTTTTTGAAGTTTTGGCAAAATATAGGTTTGTTATCTTTTTTAACCTTAAGACCAAATTGTTTTATCTTTGCATCTACTCTATGTTTAAATTTAACAATTGATTCTTCATCAAATTCATTTCTCTGTGGGAATACAGTTTCCATTCGTTTTATTAATTCTCCACCAAACATATTCCATTCTACAATTAATTTTACATTCTCTGAAAAGAATAAATCAAATGTTAAAATATACAAAGATTTTGCAAATTCTTCGATAGTATGCTCATTGCTCCTAAATCTACCAACCTGTGATATTGCAAAAAAGTCAACAAAGCTACCTGGTGTGGTTATAGATTTCCAATCCTTTTGATCTAGCATTTTTACTTGGAATATGTTAATGACAGAATAGTCACCACCAACACCCTCTGCAATATCTACTGAAAATACCCAATAGTTATAATCTTCTTCTATTTCATCTAAGTTAAATCCTGGCTTCCATAATAAACCAGAGTAATCAATCTCTGCATCATCGAATTCTGCAATTTCTTGATGTACAAATTCCATTTGGTTTTCAGTAAGCTTCTTTAAACTAGCTGCACCTAATAATAATGAAGAACCTGCTATAAACTGATTTCCATATTGTCTATTGAATGCTTCATCACTACCCAAGTTAGCAACCTCTTGTCGCATCCATGCATCGTCTCTCCCAGGTACATCCCACCAGTCTACTCGGAATGGTACATATTCACTTAATCCTTTATCAGCAGCAGTATATATGTCATAGAACTTATTAAACCCGTTAGGTGTACTAGTAATTATAACTTTAGAATTTGCTGATGCAGAAACCGTTGGGTATACATTTTCATAAAACGTATCTACAAAGTTTGCAGGTATATGGGCGAACTCATCCATAAATAATAAATGAATAGTAAAACCAATTGCTGCTTTCTTAGTAGTAGTCTGACCTATGATCCTACAACCATTATCAAATTTTGAGTTAAACACATCCCATTTAAGGGTACCGGGCTTGATAAAGAAGGGTAGATGTTCTAATATAGTTTTACCTTTATCAATAATTTCTCTTGTTGTAGCACCCTTATTTGAAAGTATTAATGAATTTTTATCGAAATTGAATACTGAGTACCATGCAATAAAGATAGATGAACATATTGTTTTACCAACTTGTCTACTCGCAAGGCATACATTAAAGCGTTCTGCTTGGAACTGCCTTAACATGTCTTCTTGATAAGGTCTTAGTTTAATTGTTTGTAAACCCTCATCAGTCATTACAGTACAATAAGTATTAGCAAAGTATACAATATCCTTTGCACACCTTTTGATTTCTCTTATTTCTTCATCTGAATAACTAAATACAATATTACCCTTTCTTAAATTAGGATTCCCTTCATAGAATGGCGTTGATTTAGGTTTATAACCCTCGTCTATAGCTAGCATTAATTGCTCAACTTTCTTTGAAGTCCATGAAAATTGTTCTTGGCCTTTAGTTATCTTTAATTCAAATCCTGCTGATTCTGCTTGTGGTTTAGCCATTAGTTTCTTGTAAGATGGCAATAAGTTGATTAATGTGGATTATCTCATACTCAATATTATCCAATGTAATCATCGTACCCTTGCCCATATTTTTTAATATAATATCACCTTCCTTTATATGCTCTGCATTTCCGGCATTAATAACTGTTGCTTTACGATTATACTTTTCAACAGGTATGATAATACCACCAGATGTTTGCTGTTCTTGCTGTTCAATTTCCTGAACTAACAAGTAATCATTCTTCATTTTCATTTCCATCGACGTCTTGTATATCTTCTTCTTTAATTGTATCTTGTAAAGCTCTCATTAAATCTTTTGTACCTCTGGATTTAATACCACTTTGTTTATTGGATGATGAACTTTCTGTGTTATGATAAACATCTACATCACGAGATATCTTTTTAGCATTTTCCTCAATTGCTACCATATACATTGTTTGACTTTTAATAATATCTAAAAGAGTCCTTTGTAAATCACTAAGTACTTCAAACATTCTTGGGGAAACATCACCTTCATGAATTGTCTCCATTAATAATGTAATTGCAGTTTCACTATTTTGCATTTGTCTTATTAGCATAGATAATGCAGATTCATCTAATTGTGCTTTAGCTCTGATATATTCATGCTCTGCTATAATCTCCTCACTCAAATAGAAAGTTAACAAGCTATTCATTACCTTTTCGGCTTTGTTTTTAGCTCTAACTAACTGTGCACCTTGATTACTCTCGACCCTAACAGGTTGTAGCTCAATATCATTTTCGCCTAGACCTTCAACTTCATCAGGTAAATCATTTAATAGATCTCCTAGAGAATCACGAAACTTGTCTTTCGATGTTTCTTTCATATGTTTAAATTTATAATATATATTCCAAGTTACCTTGGGTTAGTAACAGTTGGAAGCATTAACTCCGGGGATGCATTGTCAAGTAATAGTGCTAAGTGAGAATCCTTTACCACATATTGGCTTAATATTAATTCTTGCAACTCTTCTTCTATTGGTTGGCTCCATATTCTAATATTTGTTAAATCAGTTTTGCAACCCAACAGTTTCCAGGCATGATCATCAGGCATACTTATCGATGATACTGTTTGTGTGTTTGTATATATGTTTGTCAAATCAGCAGATCTATCTGGGTTTATGGCTCCAGCCAATTCAACAGTGTTATATAAGAATAGCGATAATTGTTTAGCTAGGTTATTTAAATTAATAACAGCAGCATACCATTCACCTCTATTTAATACTACTGGAGCTAAAGTTGTTTTTGATAAATCATATTTATAATAAGTATCATTAAATCTAATAATAAACCAATTTGCAGTATATGTTAATTGAGCATATATAGTAAGGCCAGTAACTGTATCACTATCATATTGGATGAAGGTATTACTAACTTCTTCTCTAAACGTTGCATTATTACTTATAGTCCCATCTATATAAGGTATATCTAATGTGATAGTTTTAGTAACGGCATCCACAGACTTTACAGGTTGAATACTATTATATGAAGTCGTGCCTCTTACTGCTACCCAGTCTCCTGCAACAATAGCATCAGTACCTAGTGGTAATGCAGCTGCAGTGATCATAGGATTTCCTGCATTATTAGTTATTGTATTAATCACAAAACTCGCGCCTATTGGTTTTACATACTGTGGCCTAAACCAGAAGGTAAATGCCCTATCATCAGCAGCAGTCCATCCACCAGTATATCTATATTTAACACCAACAGTATCATCTGCTAATGTTCCCAACGCATAATGATATTTTGAAATGATAGTCCACTGATTATAAACATTCTCTTCAGTGATAGTCATTTTTTTATTTAATGCTCTTCTTACATAATCATTTGCTTGGCTACCTATAGTATTATATTCGTTAGGTTTTCTAACATCTTTAAATTCGTTTTCTCGCTCAACCCTAAATTTTTCTTCTACATTAGATACCAGTGCCTCAGTCGAAACCTCAGCAGCTAAACCTTCTACTGTATCTTCATAACCTACATTGGTTCTTTGTTGATATGTTACAAGACTAACTCTCCAATAAGATCCGGTATACATAAAGTCATCAGCCTCTGCTATTGCATCTACTTCATACATACGATTCATAAATTGTTCAAAGTAAAGATAATCTCTCATCTGTGGTTTTGAACCAATACCAAAGATTGCTTCGAATGCAGATTTGACAATATGAATTTCAAACTGAACAGGAAAGTCCATCATCAATGGATTAAATGCAATATCTCTAGTAGGTAATTCATTATCAGGAATCATTATCTTAACTTCTCCTGATTTAATAACATCAAATAATGAATATTCCTTTAGGATAACATCCTGGCTTCGTTGATCTGCTTTAGTTTTATAATAAGTTACGCAGAATCCAAACAAGTTAGATGCCATTGCAGACAACTGAGTATACATTTGTCCTGCTCTAGATATGTCATAAGGATTCCAGCCACCTTCACAGCAATCAAATGCTAGATTTAATGCGCCTGAACAACCGTCAACACCACCACAATCAATCTGAGGAATTTTACATATCACACCACCATCAGTTACAATCTCTAATGCAATTGAATTAAATGTTAATGTACATTCACCAACCTGCGTATACCTATATTGAATCCAAAATTTATTTGCTGGATTTAATACTAACTTTTTTAAATTAATATCAGTTAGAGGTACCCAGTCTGAGTAAGTGACACCATCTATACCCCACCTATAATCCTTATCATAATAGCATGAAGTAGTTTCTCCTGTAATTGAATCAGTAAAACCTAATACTTCTATTACATTTTCATAAGGAGCTTGTAAGCTAACTAATAATTGATCTCCGTTGGAGTCTGTTGATGATCCTGTTACTGCCATGTTATGAATTTATTTGTTGATCTTCAGCTTTGCTGGATTTCTTTCCCCATATTTTATCAGCAGAAGATAATCCTAAACCACCAATACAGATTGCAGCAACTGCATTTACTATTGTTGGTTCAACTGGATATTCTGTGTATAGATTAATGAACAGAGCAACACATAATGTTAAACCTGCAATAATTCCAATAAATCTTTTTGAAGAAGGGTCACCTTTTTCGTCTCTCAAGAGTCCGCTAACCCAATTTATAATCTTTTTCATAATACAAACCTTATTTGGTTTATATATTCATGTTCTAATATGGTGTATAGTCTGTCTTTACTAACAAGATTGGATCGTCTTCTTCGATCTTAGGATCAATTGATGCAATAATATCAAAGGCGTCCATAATTTGTGATTCTTCCATATCAGCAAGAAGATCAAATAAAAGAGTAGCTTTAATATAAAAGTGAGAGGATCTATTTAAATACTTATTACTTAGGATACCTAACTCTATAAACATTTTATTAAATGTATCTAATTGTGATCGATCTAATATTTGAGTAAGATCAAATATACCTTCAACTATATTAAAATGAAAACTTACTATCTCTCGACCATTTTCAAGTTGCACCAACCTTGAGAACACTTTGTCAGTGGATATTTTAAATGTAATTCGTTCCAAATTAGATAGCCTAGCAATTATAGACTGTAAAAAGAAAATAGAATTTGGTTTAAAATTAGGATTAGGTAATACTTCGTTATCTATTGTTTTTTGTACCTCAGCTCTTAAAAAAGCTGAAGTTTTTATAGCTCTCTCGAATTGATCTAAAGAAACAATAAATTCAGAAGGATTTTCCGATTCATTTTTGCATTCTTTTTTTACTCTGGATATAATTAGATTATCTATGTAATCATTTTTATATAAAGTAAATAAAATATGTGTTGGTATTTCTAGTTCAAACTGTTTATCAATTAATATCATCACTCATCTGTTTTTCTAATACATTTATTGCATTTTTAATTTCAGTTGGGTGGTGTTTCATCGCTTCTTTAAAATCACGTTCGCCTATTTCATTAATCTTTAAATATATTTCTAAAGCTTTAGTGTTAGGTTCCCATTTTTTTATTTTTTTAGAGGCCTTTGTTTTAGTATAAATAAAACCAGGCACTCTACTAAACTTTGATGCAACCATTCTCCACGCTTCTGCTTGTCCTACTGGATCAATCTTAAGTGCATTAAACATATTTGCTTGTATAGGAAACTTAGTACTCATAAATCTATTTGTCATAAATGAATTTTTAGATTTATCATACCTCTTTAATTTATCCCATTGTGCATCTCGCCCAAAGAGAATTTTTATATAATCAAATAATTTTATCATGTTTACCGTTTTTGTATTTCTTTAGAAGTTTTTATAGCCCAATCAACTCCTTCGTCTCCTCCCCATGTAAGCCAAGCGACATATCCATTATCCTTCCACGGAGTATCTTTATATTTAGTATCTATTTTACTATTCTTTCTATGTCTATTAAATGCCGACATTCTCTTAACAGTATCCGCGCTTAGATTTTCTCCTTTAGCTAATTGATGTGCTCTAGCCCAACCTACTCTAGTAGCCGCAGTTACTTCGTCTCTACCATATTTTTCTTTCCAGTCAATCGCCTGTTGGGCGTTCTTTGTAGCTGCTTTTGGATAATCAGAATAAGTATCTGCTGCGTTTTTTATTTCAGCTTCATTGATACTTTCAAAGGTTTGTATGTGTTTCATGATTTTATATTTTTATTGGAATGTCTCTGCTGCTAACTGTTGCACAAAATCAGGAAATTCATCGGTGAATATTCACTATCTGTTAATTCCTTTCCTTTTGTTATTTATACGACTTATTGATATGATTGTTTTCTTTTTTTAGAAAATCTTTCCTTTTGATTTTTTATTTGTAATAAATGACATATCATTTTTATCACTATCATTATCATCTTTAAAGAAACTTGCCTTAAATGCAGAGTTATCATCACCATCATATTCAGTACCTACAACTATTTTTTTCATGGTAGATACATTGGGTAATTTTAATTCATTGACATTTATTTGAGATTCTACCGATTTGAACATTTCATCTAATATTCCTTCAGGTATAGTATGAGAACTAAGTACCATTAAATTAACATTTGATTTAAGATTAGTTATAATCTGTTCTCTGCTCATATGCTTTGCTTTCATATGTTTAACGATGATATTAGCTAAATCGGTAATATAACCATCTTCATATAAATACATATGAGATAACGTACCATGTTTTAGTTTAAATTCATCTATAATAGCAGTTGCTTTATTTTCACTAATACCAAACCTTCGCTGTTTTCCATTTTTAGATTTTGAAATATGCCAATAAGCAGGTGGTACGTTATCCCCTGAATCACCAGTTAAAACTTTACGAAAACGGAATTCTTCTGGATCTACTTCTATTACTGTAACTTGTTTTTTATCAATGATTGATGCAAGTAATTTTTTAGATTGAGCATCTGGTGTGGATGATGCTTTTAATACATCGAATATATCTTTAGATGTTTCTTCCTCCTTTGTTGTAAGCCATTCAGAGAATCCTTGGTATGTATACATTTTTTTATGCGCAGGTGAAAATAAAATTGTATGAGTACTATTATTATCACTCCTGTTTACTAATTGGACTAAATCCTTATCACCAGTAAACATAATAACTGATTTGTCATTTGCTAATGATTCAGTATTCCATGCATACATTAGATCATCACCCTCAGCTCCGTCTATTTTTGAAAAGATAACACCTTGCTTAACTAGTAGTTGTGTAAATTCATCAGTAACTTTAGAAAAGTTTTTCCAGTTAATAGAAGTATCTTGTTTACGGTTACCTTTATATTCTGCGTCTGGGTAAAAATCCTTTCTCCATGATCTTGAATCAATAGTCCATACTACTTTATCAATAAGGCCGTCAAATAATCTAATCTGATATGCAAAATCTGTTGCTAACTTTCTCATGAAAACTATAGCGTCTTCATCGGTAGCTAACATTCCTTCTTTTTTAGATTTTCTTGGTAAAACATATAATGTTCTAAAAAGAAAATAATTGCCATCTATGACAAAGGTATGCCTTCCTGTTTTTCTCATGGTATTGTATTTTAATATAATTATAACAAACTTTAGTTATTTTTGAAAGTTGTTTTTAATGTTATTTCTTCGCATTCATCTTTTGTTAACTGTTTCTGTCTTAGGTGATAATAAGTAGTAACCGCAGCTCCTAATTCAAAATAGTTAGTAAATTTATGTATTAATGCTTCTAGGAATTGTGCTCTCATACGCCATTTAATATTGATTGCAGTTCATAGATACACGCAAGCATTGATACCGCAGGATCTATTACTTGTTGTCTTTGTGATTGGTACTTGGCCACTGTTATAATTACTTGTGGTATAAACTGAATGTATGATGGCCTTTCTTGTTGGATGAATTCTACAAACTCAGCTCCTAAAGAAGATAAAACATCATCAGATCTATTTGCATAGTTAGATAACATATATTGGTAATTTTTTACAGGATCAGATTCATCTATAACCAAATCATAAATGTCTTTATAAACTGAACTAAATTGTTTTATATCTTCAACCGTTATGATATCTTTCCCTTGTGATTGAAATCCTTGTAACTGATTAAGCATAGTTCTTAGATCAGGAAATTTTCTTTTTACTAATTCTACGGCTGCATGTTTGTCAATACTAATACCTTCATCTTTACAGATTTTTAGAATCCTCATAATGTAACTTTTCATTATTTCAGTTTCTTCATCTTTAGAAAAATCAAAATCAATCATTTCAAATCTTGATTGAATTGGATCTGGTACTTTGTTGATATAATTACATGTTGCTACGAATCTTGCATTTGTTGCAAATTGATCCATAGTAGCTCTTAGTGCTTTAAAGAATTGATCAGATACACCATCGATCTCATCAAGTATAACTACCTTTAGTTTACCAGGTTCATCCATAATAGAACGATTAGCACAGAAGTCAGTTATTCGGTTTCTTACTACATCTACTGAAGTATCAGTTGATGCATTAATATAAAGATAAGGATGTTTAAAATGTTTTACTAAAACTTTAGCAGCAGAAGTTTTTCCTGTTCCTGGGCTACCATGTAATAGTAAATGTTGATAAACTCCTTTACTTAATTTATCGCCTACTCTTTTAGGTGTTATTAAATCCTCTAATACTTTCGGTCTGTATTTTTCGGTAAGTAAAATATTTTGTATGTTGCGCATTTATTGATTTATTTTTATATGCTAAAGTAGGAGAGTTGTTTACACTTAGATAAATATAAAAATAAGCAACCCCATGCAAAGAAATAGAAAAATTAGAAAAGTTATACAACAACCTATAGCAGTTGAGCATACTACAAATATTCACCGTCGCCAAGATGGCAGAAATTTCACAAAGTCTGTTCCTACTCCAACTGATCATGCAGCTCGGTTACCTATCAATAAAAGTGTTGGGTTTGTAAATTCAGCACAACCACCATTATCAAATATTAAATACACAACAATACAAAAGCGATTTGATGGGGAGACTGTTTATATTATTGGTGGTGGCCCTTCTTTAAAGAATTTTGATTTTAGACAATTGGCAGGTGTTAGGACAATTGCAATTAATAAAGCAATGTTATACCATACACAAACTGATGTTTTATACTGGACTGATGTTAGATTTTATACTTGGTATAAAAATGAAATAGATAATTATAAAGGTTTAAAGTTTGCACTAAAAGCTGGGAGTCAATATACAAATGACATTAGTATTTTGAAAAAAGGTAAAGCTCACGGCTTGGAAACAGATAGGCAAACATTGGCCCATGGCAACAATAGTGGGTATGCTGCAATTAATCTTGCTTATCATTTAGGAGCTAGGCGTATAATATTATTAGGGTTTGATATGGCGAGTGATGGTAAAGATGGGCATTTTCATGATGGTTATCCAACAAGAGCGGCTGGTGATAAAATGTACCAAGATAAATTCCTACCAGGATTTAAACAATTACACTCTGAGTTAAAAGATTCTGGGGTTACTGTACTAAATGCGTCTCCTTATAGTAAATTAACAGTATTTCCTAAAATAACATTGGAACAAGCATTAAGCTTTAGATGATCGCTTCGCATAGGTCATAAACTCCCTCTGTTCTTTCGTAAGGAGGTGTTTACAGTGTTTAGTAAACTTAATTGATGTATTAATAATTCTACCATCTACACTTCTATTATGTGAGCTATGGGCCTTAGAGCATTTACTACAAACGAAATTCTCAACCTTCTTTGAATCCATTCTAGCTTTGATTGGGGTTTTGCAAATTGCGCAATGCCAGTCAACAAGATCAGCATCTTTTTCTATTTCCTTTAGTGTCGTGAAGGTTTCTCTAAATGGATTCCATATAGCTTTGTTGACATTCTTTTCATGCCCGTTCATATCTTCTACTTTAAAGATTACCTCAAAAGCTTGAACATCAGATTCTAACCATTTCATATGACGGTTATTCAAAAGCAATTTTTGCTTCAAAGGCGGCAGGTTTTCTAGAAGAATACCATACCGCCTTTTATACCATCCAAAGTTTATTTTACGAACTTTATACATAAGGATTTTTATTTAATAATTAAACTCCATGCTCAATACTCCAAGTTTTTCCCATACCTGGACCGTATGCTGCCTCTAAACCAGACATATTAGTAGTTATAGCTTTTGCTAATTCTTTTTTACCAGCACTAGCAGCCTTGTCCCATGCTTTAATAGCAGCTGCTGATTCTTTGCTTTTAGTATCAAAGCCATTAGATAAATTCATGGGGCTTCTCCAAGATCCTGATAGTGTTGCAACTTTAGCAATTGCATCCTTTGCTTTCATTGCATCAGGGGCTGTATTAATATCACTATTAGATTTAAACTCTTTTTCTAACTTAGCTAATTTTTTTTCGTTACGTGCTATGAATCTTACCCTATCGGCTGCATTACCTTTTTTATGATCTATCATCTCTTGGCTATCAATTGCACCATCTATACCTAATAATGTATTTTCATAATCTATAACTTGCTTATCTTTAGCAATATCCTGGATTACTTTAAAAAAAGCCCATCCCCACTTTTCTAATGCAGCTGTATTTTTATATTCTTCAAATAGTTTTATATGTCTCATAATGTTTTATTTTTTTATAGTGTTTTATTTTTTTATAGTGTTGGTCTTAGTCTTTTGAATTTATCAGAAATAGATTCAACTAAAGGAACATAAGATTCAGTGACAGATTCTTTTTGCATAGCACCTAGCTTCTTTTTAGCATCAGCTTCCTTTTTCTTAAGTTCAGCGATGTCTTCTTTACTATCTTCTATACGTTTGTTTATCTTTTGGATTGCTTCATCTGATACTCTACCAAGTTTTTTATCTATATTAGCCTGATCTAATTCCTTCATAGTCTTAGTCATAGTAGCTCTCTCATCTTCAATACTTTTATTATATCCCTTGATATCAGCCTCTAATTTAACAGAGTCATCGCCCTCAACTGGTTCAGACTTTCCTAGTTCTTGTTTCTTTGTCATCAATTTACCAATATCATCACCTAGCCCCTGTACCAATTCTTTGTTATCTTCTAGTTTTGCCTTTTTCTGCTGTGCTTGTTTAAATTTAATTTCAGCATCAATTTTGCCAGCCTTATCTTCAGGATCTATGGCATCAAATGCAGCTTTAGCCGTATCAATAGCAACCTGAGCTTTTTCAATAGCCTCTTTACTGTTACCAGTATCCTTAACCTTTGGAGTATCCTTATCATCAGTAGTTTTTTCTTTTGGCTTCTCTGTAGATTCATAATCTTTCAATGCATTAGTTGCATCGCTTACTTTACCAATCAATGCTTTTTGTTTAATCTTTAGCTGTTTAGCCTGTTCGCCAGTTGCAGCTTTTATTACTATTTTGTTAGCAGCTAAACTGGATTTAGTCTTTGCTAATTTGACAACTTGCTTTAAACCTGGTGTAGTTGCTAAGTCGTCCATCCTTGTACCAATATTACTTTGTATATCTTTTAATGCATCATTCTTTTTAGCATTAGTTATCTTCAAAACATCTGTCTCTTTTTTGGTATCAGATCCTGCTAGTTTCTTTGCATAATCAACATCATTAAGTGCATGTGCTACTTTAGCTTTCTGAAACTTCTTTGCATTATTCTTAATCTTCTTCCACTTAATAGGGTTCTTAATAGCATCTATCATTCCCTCATTGATGAATTCACTATATGTTTTTAACTTTGACATAATATTAGTTTTGATTTTATTATATATTTGAGCTATGGTACAGAAACAAAAAGGCCACCCCGAAGGATGGCCTTTTATATAAAGTATTAAAGTATTCTTCTAATTAGATTAGAGAAACACCTACGAACTCAAAGTTCATTGTGTAATACATTAACTCAGGGTTAAATCCTGCATCTACTAAAGCAAATCTAGACTTAATAGCGATTTTCGGCGCCATTGTTCCTTCTGCGATAGTTTCTACAGATTCAGCCATTAGATATGGCATAAATACCAATCCTGGAGAATTACCATCACCTTTACGACCTACTGCAACAGTATAGTCATTAAAAGCTCTGTTTGGATCAACATAAATTGTTACCCCAGCAATTGCACCGATTGGATATAAAGATCCACCAGCTTGGTTAACTGTATTAGATAACGGATATGCAATAAATCCAGCTACAGATTGAAGAGCAGTTGCCATTTCTCCACCTGTTACTGCAAACGTTGCAGGTCCTCTACGTCCTCTTGTTGCAATCAAATTAGATGCAGCAAGAATCTTAGTATAAATTCTACGTTGTAATGATCCTTGAGTTTCACCACCAATACCAATCTGTGTCTGTACCGGGAAAGGTGCAGGTGCAGCATTTTGGTTACCGTTAGTAGTATTGTTAGCTCCTAACGCAATAGCAGTTCCAGCTTGTGCAGCTTGGTTGTTAAATTGTTGAGATAAAACAGTACCATTTACAGCTTGAGTATTAACAGCATTTGTTACTCCATTTCTGAAGATTCTGTCCAAGATGTATTTGTTGATAGATTGAGTTAACTCATTTACCAATACAGCTTCAACTTGAGCGACAGCATCAATTCCGAATTGCTTCAGATCTTGAACTTGTTCTCTAGTCACAGCAGCAGCAACTTGGAAAGTTTCAGCAGCTACAGACTTGTTGAATAAACTTAGTCCCATTACATTATCAACAGTTGCTTCACCTACACCTCTAGAGTATGGGCTTAAACCGTTAATATTCTCAGTACCAAAAGCAGGTCCGCCAGTAGCAGGATCGTTAGTTGGTTGGAATGCATTACCAGAGAAACCAGTAATATGGTCTTCTAAAGCTTTTACTAATCCTAAACCAGATCCACCAGCAGCTGTAGCACGTACAGTAGCAATTGCATTACTACCAGCAACACCTAATCCGATGATTGCAGTACCTAATGCAGGTCTTACACCATTTACTCTTGGTAGTCCGAAAATATTTCCAGCCTGTACAATTGAATTGTAAATAGTTCCAGAAGCAGTTTCAGCACCTTGTGCATAGTCAAATCCAGAGTTACCAGCAGTTCCAGCAGCAGTATTTAATGCTGTTGTATTAGCTCTTACTCTAAATATTTGTAAACCGTCTATTCTTGAAGCTCCTACGTAAGTTAATTCGTAAGCCGCACCTGGTGCTTGAGCAACAGTTGGAATAGCGATTGGATCAGCATAGTAAAGATCGTTTACTGCAAATGCAGATGCATCGATGTTAGCAACACTAAATTTGATCATTAATGGAGATGCAGTTGTATCTAAAGCGCCATTTAATGGAGCTCCTGATCCTCTACCACCACCATATACAAAGTCAAGGTAAGTTAAAACTCCCATTGGGCCTTGCATTGGTACTACAGGTACTAAGTCTAAACCGATAGTCTGAGCTGCTACTTGCATTGCAAGTGGTAACAGAGAAAATGGTCTGTCACCAGATCCAGTAGTTTGTGAAGGGAAACTGTTCATTGATCCAGGGTTTCCTGGTAATGTTGCGTTCCCCATACTTTGAACATTCATGTTCGGGTTAAGGTGTACAGTATTATAAACACTTTCATTAAGGTTATGGTAATGACAATACTTAGACATCCAAGATAACTTAGATTTTTCAGTAATACCAGTACTTTCCTCAATGATAGGTGCCCATGTCTTCTGAACCTCAGCCTCATTGATTAATTGATTTGCGTACATATTAAATTTTTATTTTCGCGTTTTGTGAAACATATTTTTATGTTTCGTTTTATAATCGCCTGAGCTCTTTTCTTCTTAGCTATTCGATTAATATTGTTTTAGATTAAGTTATCTACCTAATCTGAATTTCATTTGTTTTATTAAATTTGCTTGGTAGCTTTCATTTACTAATGGCTCAGATTTTATTTGAGCAGCTTCCCCTGCAGTTTTACTTTCGTTTAATGATTCTGAATTCATTTGAGTACTTCTCATATCTCTCGTTTGCCAGAAATTAGTAATGGCATAAGGATTATTTAAAGAATGAAATTTAGATTCAGAAATAATTTGTTCTTGTCTGTTCTCAGAAAGGTTATCCCATTTAGAACGGAATTTCTCTGGCATATTTTCAATAAAGTCAATTGCCTTTCTTTCAGTAATAAAACATGATTCCCAAACATTCTCTGCTTGTACATTTGACATAACTGAATTTGAATTCATTGATTCAACTAATAGAACTTTTTTATCATCAGCTAAAGAATCAAATTCGTTTCTTTTAGATTCTGATAGGAAATTCATAAAGTGCATTTCAGTAAGGTTTTTAGTTTCTGCTTTAGAAATTAAGTTAGCTAATTTTTCACTGATAGTATCTTTATAAGTTTTAGTATCTTCTTTAGTTACAGTTGATTCATTTATTGATTCCTCGATAGTAGCTTCAGTCTTTTCATTGATTGATGTTCCTTCTGCAACATTTGCATTTTCTGCAATGTACTCAGAATATTTAATAGATTTATTTAAACCTTCCCCAAGATATTCAGAGTAAGCAATATTTTGATCAACCTTCTCAGCAACATACTCAGAATACTCAATTCCTTTTTCTAAGCTTTCACCTAAGTAATTAGAATATGCAATTCCTTTATCTGCCTGTTCTGCAACATGCTCAGAATATTGAATAGATTTGTCTAGTTCTTCACCTAAGTAAGATGAATAGTTTTTAATTTTATCTACATTCTCTGCTAAGTAGTCAGAGTAAGAGATACTTTTATCAAGGTTTTCCGATAAGTATTCAGTATAATCAGTTACCTGATTTACTTTCTCTGCAATATGTTCAGTATAAGTAACTAACTTTTGAAGTAGTTCATCACTGTTTGAATTGGCAGATTCCTTAACACCGTCTAATGTAGTCTTTACATATTCCGTGTACTTATTGAAATCCTCAACGGTTACAAAGTTTCCTGAGTTATTTTCCATTGTTAGATCTGTTTTATTTGTTTTATTTATTTCATCTTTAGAATCATCCATTTCGTAAATGTATAAACCTTCAGTGTCTTCGAAACCATAAGATTCATTTACTCTAGCAAGTTCAGCATTTTCAAATCCTGGATCAGCTACTAAATCATATGTAAAGAATTTTTTAATTTTAACTTTACCAGCCTCATCAACAGTACCAGCAGCTCTACTTGAAATATGCAATGGAATACCATCTTCTATTAATGCTTGAGCTTCCTTTCCTTTTGATGTATTTAATAATCTTATTCTTCCTAATACTTGTTTCTTATCTTTATCGTATTCTAAATCTTCGATAACATGAGAGACATTTGATAAACTAATATCAAAATCTTTAGGATGATCAAGCTCACCTAACAGTTTGTTAGTTTTTACTTTCGCTTGTAATTCTTGAATATGAGGAAGAACTTCAGCTTCTTCATATATTCTATTGTTTTTATTCTTTACTCCAATCTCAGTAAACACTCCTTCTAATACAACAGAGCCATCGGCATCTTTTGACATTGTTAGGTTTGACTTAGATCTTTCTAGAATTAAAAGTTTCTTATTAGACATCTTTCTAGTATTATTTGATTTATATATTACAACTCTTAATAGTTTTTAGATTCCAGCTAATGGGTCCTCATCCATTCCATCAGATTTTTTCTCTGGCTTGAAATCGTCCTTATTAGCACCCAACAGGATCTTTTCTATATCTTCTTCTTTAAAACCTTCAGATCTAAGATCCTCGCGTTCTTTTGCTCTTTCATTTGCTTTGATATCATCACGAGTAAAACCACCATATCTCTTAATCAAGAATCCTAAATCAAAATATGGTATTTCCTCCATTTCTGCATTCATTGTACTTAATTGAGTTTTTAGGTTACCGATAAAATCAACTCGTTTTGTTTGGAGTTCCATTTCTTTCATTTCTTCAAAAACATTATCCTTTATAAAATCTAGCCCTAAACCAGCTTTAAACGCAATATCGTTTTTTAATTCTGGGTGATTAAGACACATTTGAAGATATACAGGTTTAACTAATATTTCTTGGAATATAGATCTTAATCTTGAAATAAACCTACCAAACTTAATTTCATCCCTTAACATACCACTTGCTTCCATGTCATATGTATTACCACCTTCTTTATCAAACCTAGAAAATGGAATTTTTGATGCAAGTTGTAATTTATCAGAAAAGTATTTTAATGATTCAGTATCACCTAGATCAGGACCATCACCACCAATTGTAGTAATCTCTGGTGTTTCTCCATCTTTAGAAGGTAACCAGTATTCCTTATTGAATGGCATCATTGGTTTACCATTTGTTTGTATTTCTCCACTTTCAAAGTTAAAGTCTACAACCTCTCGGTATGAATTCATTAATGTTGATAGCGATTGTTTTGCTCTAGTTTTTGATTTACCACCGACTGGGATAGTAAACTGAGTTTTAAACGAAGCATTTGATACAGCCCAGATAATTCTACTGTGCTCCATTATTCTTAATAAGTTAAAAGATCTAATTAATCTTTCAGTATATGATATTCTCATTGGTGAATTAACCTGTGAGTATGAAATATAAATTATTTGTGAATCCCATAATGTTCTTTCCTTTGCACCTTCACCTTTATATTGAACCCAAACTTTTTTACCATCATCAGTATCAATACCTGGCATTAATGATATTGGATCTAATTCTTTAAAACCAATAATCTCAGTTTGCTTATCATTATAAACAATTTCAAATGCAAGGAATCCATCAATTAACCATTTCCTAAAATAGTTCCAGGGTTGTACTGCATCATTAAAACCAATGTAGTTGTAGATATTATTATATACATCACTTATTTCTTCCTCGATAGATTCTCCGATATGACCATTAAAGTTAGCATAAGCCATATAATTTGATTCATCAAACACAATAGCCTCATCGGTTAATACATCTAAGATATCCTCGATCTCATCTTGTACTGCGAATGTTCTAAGTTGATCTCTCTTTCTAGTATAATCTTGATCAAAAAATGCAATATTTTTCTTTAGATTAGTATCAGTTAATGACAGTGCAGCAAATGCACCATACATATCATCGCCATCGGATCCCATTGGATTAAATGAATAACCCATTTGATTTTCAGTAAAACCTACTGCTCTAGAATTACGAATGATCATATCATCATAAGCCATTCCTAGACTTGAAAGATCTTTTAGAATCTTTCTTACTGGATTACCGGTACTTAATGGACCTCTTCTATCTGTAAAACCTGCCATATTCTTGTTTTTTATTAGTTTATATATTCTTGTAGTAGAATGATTGTGCTTGGTTTATATTTCCACCAAAAAATTGATCTTCGTTATTCACTGCTCCAACATACCAATCGTTATAGCCTATTACATAAGGATCCTTCATCCGGTCTATTCTGTATTGCCTTACGCAGTATGTTAAATTATATTTTTTACCTAATGCTCGCTTTAGGAATTCCCATTTAAATGTTGTAATAGGATCTTCTTTTGAAGGATCTTCTTTAACTTTACTTTGGATTTGAGTTTTTAAGGTAGATGTTAACTGAGTTAAAAATGGAATTCTAGCTTCATACGGCATATAATGTAAATTAATACCTAGTTGATGTCCATCGTTAGATTCGCCTAGGCCTATTACAAGTGGTTTAGTATCATAAAAAGTTTCTTCTGTTGTATAATAATTAAAAGAATACATTTTACCAGGCTCTAGTGGACCTTTACTCTTTGCACCCAATGCTAGGATATCACCAGTAGATCTTTTAGATGCACCAGTCCTACCTTTACTTTCGGTAAGGTAAATATCAAGGTCAGCTTTAAATTCTCCTATAAAAGCCATTAAAATAAATTTGAATCTTCTGTTAATAACATTACCTTACAATTTCTTTCCTTTGCCATTTTGTTTAAAGCATTTGTTTTGCATAAGTTCCTTACATATGATTCATATGCATATTTAAAGTTCTTTAATGCTTTTGCTGTTTTTCTTTTAGGTTCCTTTGGTTTTTGTAACTGAGCCTTTGGTTTTATTTCAACAACGTATTCTTGTGTACCACCATCACCCTTTTTCATCTTGAAGAAAAAATCAGGATAATACTTATGCCACTTATTATCTAATAAGCTAAAGTAAGGTATAGAGAAAGGTTCTGATATCCAATAAATAACATCTTCATTATAATCACACCAGTGACAAAACTTTCTTTCCCAACTACTTCTGTATATAATAGGATCTCCTCCTCTATACTTCTGGGGAAACTTTGGTTTATAATAACCTTGCTTAAATCCAGACTTAGATGTTGGTTTTACTTTCTTTATGCTCATATTGAGTTATATCGTATAAATACCTTCACTATCAGCACTACCATTAATTGAAACGGTACCATGATATTTTTTGGGGTGTAATTTATTCCAGCCTTTTGCAAATCCTCTTTTAGCTATTTCAGTAAAATAAGCAAACGCGTTTGTACTTTTCTCTGGATTAAAATTCCTCCAATATCTATAAAGATCCATATAAGCATATGCTATACAGTCTTGTCTATCTTCTGGATTTCTATATGTTAACTTCATTGAACATTTATCTGCCAACAACATTAGGAATTCTAATGCCTTAGGTGTAAGTTCATCTAATTCTTTAGATAATACTATCTGGTCGAGGAGGTCTCTGTTGTTTAGATAATTTCTTTTTCTTGCCATTGACTTTGATTTATTTATTATTTATATACAAGAAAGGACTGATTGTTTAATCAATCAGTCCTTTCAATACATTATTAAATTTATATATGTATAATATTAAATCTTAACGGAAAGATCACCTTTAGGTAGTACTACAGATTTTCCAGTCTTTGGAATCATTATAGTTAATAAATCATCATCACCTAGAGAAGCATATTCCTCAGCACTAACTAATACTTCTTGATCCTTTTTTAGACCTTGACCAGCTTTACTAACGCTTGCTTCTACATAACCGTCATTTAAATAGTCGTCCTTACTTTTTTTTTCAGTAATATAACTATCAGCTAATTCTTTTTCTTTATTCTTTAACTCTTCGCTTAAAAGATTTAGAGCTTCAGATAATTCTTCAGTTTCACCTAATTTTTTAATTGCAGCTTCTACTTCAGATTTCTTTTCTTCTAAAAAGGTAAGCGCATCAGAAAGATCTTTTCTTTTGTTCTCAACTATTGCTTTTTCATTATTCTCTGCAAGTAATCTTTCAGTTAATACTGGAGATATATCAAAATTAATAAATTCCTTTACTACTTCAACAGTTTCTGTTGCTGTATCAAATTTTATCATTTCATTTAATCCCATACCTGGATTTACCTTATTAAGATAGATTCCTTCCTGTACACCAATCATAGTTAAAAAGATATCAGCGAACTCTTCAGATTGAACTGTTGTGAATTCATCTAACTCACAAACCATATCAACACTTTCAAAGAATTTACAAATTTTATCATTTTGCCATTGATTTCTATATCCTGAGAAATTAGTAGCTAACAACGATTCTTTTAATTCGATTATGCTTACATTAGATAAATCAATTTTACCCATGTTTAAAGTTCCTTCAGTAATATCATATGTTAATGTTTTACCATTTTCTCCATGTAATGAAAGAATGTTACCATTTCTTGAGAACATTTTTAAACCTTCAGATACATCGAAGAATCTTGGATCAGATACTGTTGCTTCAGTAATAGTTTTACCATCATAGTTATAATTCTTACCATGTAATTGGAAAGTTAAACCTTTTTCAGATTCTAAGACAGGTGAAAGAATTTTTACAACCTTTCCACTTGCAGTTGATGCAATTTTTTGATCTTCAGCATTCATTTCATTTACAATTTCCTTAACATCCATTGACCATGGGTGCTTAGCAGCAATTACAGCAAATTTAGATTTGGTACTTATTTTAGATTCAAATAATATAACATCATCACCATCAGCTGTACTATCTTTAACAAAAACAAATTTAATTCTGTTCTTTTTTAAATAAGATTCAATATCAGCAAATGAAACACCATTGCCCTTAGCATACTCGGCATTTATTAACCACTGCCATTTCTTTGATTTAATTTGTTTAACAACATCTTTCGACATATCATCCATTGAATCTATATCGTCAATTCCAGTAGCATCAAATTCTTCTGCAGCTTTATCTCCTGCTGATTCATTTAATAAAGAAACTAAATCATTGTTTAATGATTCTATTAGTTTTCCCTTTTGCATTGATGTTCTTTCAATCGATTCACTAATTCTAAATTCCCATTTAGCATTATTATATGATTCCATTATATACTCTCTCAATTCAGAAATTGGATTTAACCAAGTTGATACTGATAATTTAGTATATAAGTTTCTAGCGATTTTGAATTTAAGATTCGGATCAGCTGATTTTTCTATCTCTTCACTAATCAGCGAAAGGTCAGCATTCTTTAATTTCATAGGGAACGCATTTAATGCTTCTCCTAGAATTGTTAGAGAGTCTTTGACAGAATATGAAACTCTGGAATTATCATTATCCATTGCTTCTAATTGAGTCTTACTCTCCATAACATTTTCATATAGATCTGTTAGTGTAAAGTTCATTTTATTATGATTTTTTTGATTATTGTTTTCAGTGTATATATCGGATTCAGTTACCTGCCCTCCTCTGTATTTAGTAATACCAGACAATGCCATTTGTTGTGGAATACCCATACCAACTAAAATAGCTAATACTTGAGCATCTGTCATTGGGCCAGATTGTATAATTTTACCTTTACCGTCTGGTTTCATTTTGCCACTTTGATTAAACAATACATGAATTATATCCAGTAATTGTTGCCTAGGCTGATTTAAATAAGGGGCAGCATTGTCAATACCAGTAGTTGGATCTAATCCACCATCAGCATACACTTGCGTTTGACCTTCGTTCATTGTGTTTTTCATATTACACTTATTTGATTTGTTTTATATATTCTAAGTCTTGGTTGTTAATTGTTCCTAGTTATCTACTGTACCCAAAGTTGTCTCGTCTTCACCAGGTACTGCTTTCGCATTTCTGTATATTAAGCTATCTAATGATTCTGGTACTATTGGTGCAGAAGATATTGATGATTCTGAATACGGGCCACCGGTCTGAATTGAGTCTGGATTAATATATCCTGTATTACTTAGACCACTACTAGGCTGTACTTTTAATAAACTTTCTTGTGTCATCTCGAATTTTTGGAATATTCCACCAAAATAAATACCTAGTTCATTATCCGCACCTGACCTAAGCATACCAACACCAGATGCAGTAGGGTTGGATTTTATTGCAGCTTTAGTCATGAGACTAACCTCGGGAATTAAAATTCCATTTTCGAATACTGGCATAAATGATGCTACTTCAATAGGAAACGTTACACTCCATTCTTTTTTCTCGTTCAGTTGGAATTCAAATAATCTATTTTGGGTATAGTCTTCAGGTACTGAAAAGTTTCCTTGTACTCTCATCATACCTAAATCTACTTGGAATAGGTTATTTTTGTATAGCTTACTCATTAAAGTTTCAGTTACCTTTAACATTTCTAGATTAGACGAACATATTACTGTACAATCGAATGTTAAATTTAGTGGTAAAAAATTTGTTTCTAAAGAAAATGTTTTTAATATACCTTCCCATTCTTGAACAAACTCACCTCTAGCAAACTTATTTGTTTGGTTACCCGAATCTATGGATATACCAGTTAACTGAATTATACCTCTTGGTACTGTCTCATAGTCGCCAATAGCCTTACCTTTAGCTTCTGCATCATACAGAAAATTATCCATTAAAAATCTACCGTCACCGGTGATTGAATAAAAGAAAGGAACTGGTATTTTCTTTAGAGTATCTTCGTCTATTTGGTTATAATAATAAACTTTATCTTTTAGTTCTGCTAAAAGAGCCACTATCATATAACGTAAGATTGTATTGTCTTTATTATATTCCTGGTTATATGCGCTCATTCTCTATTCAGTAATTTATTTATATATTCTAAGTAATTAAGTTACCCAATCGATTCAATTGTAAATTCGCTAAAACCACCGTCCTTTGTAATTTCTAGTTTTTTATCAAAATATTCACTAGGTAATACTGTATGATTAATAACAAATGTATTAAGGCCTATATCCTGTATTGTATTATGAAGTATGTTAATTATATGATGTACACCATCTGAATCAATAGAAGAAAAGATTTCATCTAAAAATAATATATTAAGGGAAGGGAACCTAACCTTGATCATTTTCATTAATGCCATGATAATTACAAAGTCTACTTTTTTCCTTTCACCTGTGCTTAATGTCTTTGGGCTTATCTCTGTTCCTAGGTGGTGTAAGTTACAAAAGAACTTTTCATTAAATCTTATGCCAAACGGAATTCCCATTTCTCTACCCATCAAAAGGATATGATTATTAAATGATGGAAGAATAGATCTTACTGCTAAATTCTTTATACCATCTTCACCCATTAAATTCTCTAGGATAGTTAAATAGTAATCTTCACCTTCACTTTTCAACTTACCAGTAGTCTTTTCAGATTTACGTGTACCAAAGTCTTTTACTAATTGTTTTAAATCAGACGAAGAATCTGATTCATCCTTATCAGCTAACTCAATTAACTTATGTTTAAGATTTTCCATTTGAGTTTCTAACTGACCAGCCTTTACATGAATTGTTCTTCCTTTAATTCTTAATTCATTTAACTTATCAACAGAATCTTCATATGCAGTTTTAACATTTTCATATTGACTACTTAATGTTACTAGAGTATCTTCTTTTTCTTTTTTAATATGTAAATGAAAATCAGAAGTAAGTGGAGCCGTGCACGTTGGGCATGTTGAATTTTCAAATAATTTTAAATCTTCCTTAACATTAGAAATTTTATTTTTTAAAGTAGAATGCTCTGATGACTTATCACGAGATTCTTTATCTAATGTTTCTAATTTTGTTTTAGTTAGTTCAGTAAAGTTATTTAATTTTTTTCGGTTTTCGTTTAAAGCAATTAGATCTTCTTTTAATTTTTTAACTTTAGAAGCATCTTTCTCTGCTGTTAATAATTCTATTTGTTCAATCTTATCATAAACTGAGCCTATAGATTCATTAAGAGTTCTAATCTCATCTTCATATGTTCTAATTTCATCAATGATACCCCTGCGTTTTTCCTTAACTGCCTCTGCCATTTCATTAATAATAGAAAAACCAAATATCTTATCTATGATTCTTTTCTTATCATAAGGAGACATTGTTATAAATGATTTGAAGTCATTAACTGATAGTATAATTACATTCTTAAAAACATGATAAGGTATTTCATATATCTCAGTTTCCAAAAAATCTTGCAAGTTTACCTTCCCTGCAACATCATAATCCTCCCCATTGATTTTCACATTAAAAATACCAGGATTAATTCCTCTTTCTATTTCAATTGCATTACCTTTAGATTCTAACCAGATCTTTCCCCATAATGCACCATTAACTCTATTAGGTAAATCTTTCAGCGATGCGCCTTCTACTTTACCATAGCACAAATATGTAATTACTTTTGCCAGTGTACTTTTACCTGCACCATTACCACCTAATACTAAGTATAGATTACTTTTATCTTCCTCAAAGTCTATGACTTGTATTCGATTACCGTAACTGGCAATATTCTTGAACTCTACTTTTTTAATCTTCATAGTTAGGTGATAAGGTTCTTTTATATAATTCTAATACTGATACTTTTAATCTTTCTTTTAAATCATCATCATAATCTAATGAATTAATATGTTCCGCTGCAATATTCATTAGATTTAATTCTCCATCAAAATCTGATAGCTCACCATCTTCTCTGTCATAAGGATTCTCCTCATCATAAATCCTAGGTTCTAATTTCCTAGCTAACCCATCTAAGAAATCCATAAACATATTAATGTTATACTTTCCTAATACATTAGACGGTATAAAAACATCAACAAAGTTATTTTTGATTTCCTCAGCAACTTCTTCCATTCTCATTTCCAATATTTCATTAAGATAATACCTAAGAAAGACTGGGCTTAAGTTATTCTCAAAAAAGGTATGATCACCTGATTCTAAATCTAATAAGAATATTCCTTTTTGATTATCTCTATCTGATCTTGTCATATGATAAGGATTACCAACAAGAACAAAGTTTTCTTTATCTTGCCTATAATGAATATGACCAGAATATACTCGCTTAAATCTTTTAAATATTGTTACTTCGTTTCCACTATCATGTAAATGTTTTATACTTGGGCTAGTCTGTACACCACGAGTTTCAGTATGACAAAACATATAATCGATATCTTCAGTAATATTATCTAAAGTTTCTTTTTCATGTTCATGATTTCTTCGCCACGGCATCAATAAACAAGTAGCATCTTTATACTTTAAGATCTTAGGTTCTTTTAAAACAGTTACATTAGGAAGATACTTAAGACAATCAACAGATGAGATTTCATTTGAATTCTTTCTCATTATATCATGATTACCTACTATGATATGTATATCTGGAAATATCTTTCCTAATTCCTCAAATACTCTAATTGCTAAATCCTGTGCTGCTAGATTTACGCTTTGCCTATTATCAAATACGTCGCCCAAATGATAGAGAACATCTCCAGTCTTATATTCCTTTTTAACTAAAGGGATAAAGAACTCAAAAAAGTAATCTTCGATAATTTGGAGCCACAAAACAGAATTTGATCTACAACCAAGATGCGAATCGGACACCATCCATATTCGTTTTGTCATATTAAAATAATTTTCTGATTTTTCTTTTTTCTAAAATATTGTATTTTGCATCCAATTCATTAATCAATTCATCTTTAAATTTATTTGATAACGAGTTATAGAATTTATTTGGGAATACATCAAAGTAATCTGATAGTACACTAAACAGATCTATTCTCGTATATGAAGAGCCTGTTTTTTCTATAAGATAAAAGAATACTTTATTAATCTGTACTTTGTTTAATTTTTTAATAACCCCATTAGGTGTTGCTTCATTAAGATGCTCAAATTCACTCCCTTTAATTAATTCATCAACTTTTTCAAATAACGAATCATAATGCTGCTTATCATCAGGATCTTTATCATCTAACCAAGAAGATGAAACTGTAAAGTTTATTTTACCTTGTGATAAATCTTGTTCACCGTATGTATTATTAAATATTTTGTCTTTTTCAACGTGACCTGATTGCTTATCATCCTCGCCTTTAGTTAAAACTTTTTTCTTTTTACCCCACATATTGTTTTTAATTTATTTTATTATACTGATATATCATCAGTTTCGGTTAATCTCATATGTTCATAATCAATATCAAATCTACATCGTGATCCTTTACCTTGCCCATCCCTAATTTTTAATACCTTTAACCAGTATTCACGCTCGGCATGCATTACGGAATCTTGTATCAGTGCATACATTACATCAGCAGTATGCGCAAGACCAGCAGATTCAGCAATATTTTCCATCCTTACTTCAGTTGCATCCCATGCTCCACGATTAATCTGTGTTGCTGAAATAACTAACATGTTTCTTTTAACAGCTAATGCTCTAAGATCTTCTGCTATTTGTTTAATCTTCATATAAGTATTTTCAGTATTAGGATTCCTATAATTTGCAAGAATGTTAATATAATCAACAACTAATACATTTACTTTATGATCTTGTGCTTCTTCTAAGTCTTTTAGATATGCTTCTATATCTGGTATAGTTCCTTGTGAAGTTGGATATTCTTTAACAAATAGTTTACCAGGTGGTAATAAACCTCGGGATACTTTTTCTAATCGCCTTTTCATATAATCTCTGTTACCTGAATGTTGATCATATTCACTCATTGGAATATGTAGAAGATTAGCACCTATTCTTTTTAATACTTTCTGAGCTGACATTTCTGCTGTAATGAAAACTACATTATGTCCCATCCTTACAAAGTTAGCTGCGTCGTTTGCTAACCATATAGATTTACCAATATTCTGTTCACCTGCATAAACAACTAAAGATTTAGTATCATACCCACCACCTGAAACTCGATCAACAAAACTCCATCCTGTTTCAATTTTCTTTGATGTTCTTTGGACATGAGATTCTGGATTAAAGAAATCTAAACCTACATCAGTATCAAAATTAATTGAACCATCAGTAGATATCATTCCTATTGCACGCTGTACAACATCTTCTACATTTTCTGGTGATACATCTTGAGTTTTTACGTATTCAATTGTTCTTACTAACTGTTTATCAAAATGTTTCCATTTAACCCAAGCTTCACCTGTTCTTTTCAACCAATCTTGATCATATTCTTTAATGTTAATGTCATAGATAGAATTTACAATATCACCTGGGATCTCGTTAGGATCATCTTTAACTAAAGCATTCATCTGTTGTTTAGATGGACTTTCCCCAAATTTTAAATAAAAGGCTTTTGATAATTTTGCAATTTGATCTAAATCTCGATTAGCAAAAAAACCATCTCCAGTACCTTTCAAGTAATGCGGCTTTGTCAAAAAATAGTTAAAGAATATTTTTTCGTGATCTATGCTTGATTTCATTTATTTTTATTTTTATATGCTAAAAAACATAATTTGTTTTATTCGTACGGATTATAAATTACTTCATAAGTTGTATACGCAGAATTTTGTAATGAAATATTTACAAGTTCGTGTTTTAATAATGTAGTTAAAATAGTATCGCACTGGTCCTTTGAAAGGCTCCATCGTTTTGCCATAGAGATATCTGTAAATTTAATCTCCTTTGCAACTTTACCACAGTAATCGCGTATCAATTCAAAAATAACATCCTCTGCATCAGGATATGATGGCAAGGTAGTATGATTTCCTAATACGTATTTTACTTTTAGTTTTGCCGTATTAAGAATTTTCGGTAACATCGTCTTCTGTTGTTTCTGTGATTATGTCTGATAGCTCTTCCTGTTCTAATTCATCACCATAATTAAATTTAGCAACTACTTGAGGTTCAATTAATTTTAATACATCATCAGTTAAAACTTGTGGTGTATATAATTGATTAAGATCAACCGCGTCATTTAAATGTTTTACACAAATCTTACGTGCGGTTGGTGAAGGTTGGAAATAAACAACTACAGCCTTACCGTCCTTTTTAAATTTATGAATTCTACAATCTGCTTTACCTGGATCTGTTAGTTTACCAAAGGCACCTTCAGTAATAAACCTACCTCTTTCAATACCACAGATGTCCCAGCCAATATATTCTTCTAAACCTACATAAGGATTCATACCTTTATTAAATGATATATGAAACTTAATTGGTGTTGGTTTTGCAAAACGATTCTTATTTGGTTTAGCTGTTACAATAATTCCAGTTTGTTCTATTCCATCTTTAAGTTTTGCTTTGCCCAAGAAAAGAATAATTGATGCTGCATATTCTGGTCCTGTACCACCACCACCTACTTGTCTTGAAAATAGATCTTGGGTTTGGTATGTATGATTTGTGAATAGGAAAGGTATTTTACATATACCAAACTGAGTCATAATAATTCTAAAAGTAGATTTTAGTAATTTAGCTCTTGTCATATCAGCTTTACTACTTCCAGTTTTTGCATCATCGATTTCTTTTTGAGTTGCAAGATTACCTGCAGAATCTAAGACTACCATAATCTTTGGTAATTTTATACCCTTTTTCTTTTGTTCGATTAATACATCAGTAATAGCAGTTACTGAACTTCTAAATTCTTGAACAGTATTACACGGTTCATATCTGAATGTTTTAGGATCTATCCCAAATTTTTCTACGAGGTGTTTGTCTACTGCATTTTCAGAATCATAAAAGATAATGCTATACCCTAGTTTCTGTGCTTGTTTAATTGCATTAAGGATAAGATAAGTTTTACCAGTACCAGATGGTCCTGCTAATGCAACTGCTCTGTTGTTTGGGTAACCGCCAAATAAAGATCCAGTTAAACATGCATTAAGATGAAAATTACCGGTTGGTATAAAATGATCAATTTCTGAGATTGTTGATTTGTCCAAAGTATCCCCATACTCGGATATCTTTGACATTTCTTTATTTAAGTCTGCGAATGAGAATTCTTTTGCCATATTAATTTGTTTATTTTTATATGGATAAAATAAGATTTGTTTAAGATTTACTATTGATTATGTTTAGCTAGCCATTCTTTAGTATATAAAGAAGAATCGTTTATTGCATACCAACCACGGTCATTATAAATGTTAGTTACATCAGTAAAAAACTTTTCATACTTAGGAGCGATGTTTTCTAATGAAAACTTTTCCCCATGCTTTCTACATTCTTTTGATTTTATTTTTCCATTTTTGCAATTATGAGCAGCCTTAACAAAATCATCAAAAGTTCTACACCTATAACCTGTAACACCTTCAATATTATTTTCACTAAATGCACCCCAGTCGGTTGTAATAGTAGGAGTTCCCGAGAGGAGATTTTCAATTTGGACACCACCAAAGGGCTCTATATACATAGATGGTAAAAATGATGCAATGGCCCCCTTCATTAATTCTTTACGTTTTTCTACCCCAGCATAACCTATAAATTCTACATGATCTGGCCACTTATAACCTTCTTCTGCATAATGGCCAGTTAATTGCCCAGCAACCTTTAATTTTTCACCAATGGCTTCTGTTGCTTGTATTGCAATGTTCAATCCCTTACCATCATAAACTCTTCCCACAAACAAAAAATAGTCTTCTTTTTTATTAGAATATTCAAATTCATCTAGATCAAAATAATTAGGGATAACTATATCATACCATTTTTGGTTACAGTTGCCAACATTTTCTAAGCCGCAGTAAGCATGGTATATCGAATAAGATTCAAATATTTTATAATCAGCCCAATGACCAAAAGCATAACCAATCCCAGGTTCAATAGTAATAAGATCTGGGTGAGCATCACATATTGGCTTAACACCAACTCCCCAAAATGGCAAAATAATATCGCCTGGTTGTTTTCTTTTTTCTATTTCTTTAATAGTATTTTTATAAAAAGTTTTGTATGCAGCATCACTTGTATCATAAGTAAATAAACTACTTTGAAAATCATGCTCCCCATAAACAGCATCCCATTCTTTTTTATTGATTACTGAGATTAGTTCGTCTGCTACTGGGTTAGATTCTTCGTGGCCATAATGCATTAAGTAGTGCCCTCTCCCCTCCATCATTTTACAAAACTTTAATACTTTCATAGTGTATGCGCACGCTGTAAAATCTAATGTTGTTTTTGTATGCGGTAATCCTAATAAGTGAATTCTAAATTTTTTACTTTTCATAATTTATTATTTTATTATCTTAAAAAAGACTAGTAGTATAAATAAGATTTCTGTTAAATCCTTTAAATCCCATCGCAGTTACTACTCGATTAATTGGATCTAATATTGTTTTTTCAAATTGTCTATCATGATCAATTTCTGGTGCAAATTCATAAGGATATTCACCAGGTGCAAATGCAAATACTTCGCATGAGTTGTCAGTAGAGAAATACATTTTACACTTTTCACCATTTCCTAATGGTTGATATTTACCTTTGGCTGTAGAATTATTTAATAAGTAGTTATGATAACCTGCAGATCTTACACCGATTGGACATCTTGATGCAAATTCAAAAGTTTCATAATCATTAACAATATACTTCTGATAATTATTTACTTTTCTCGAGAAACATATTTGATCTATATTTGCTAATTTAAATTGTCTTTTGATATCTTTAAGTAATGCAGCAAAGGCTTTCATATCTAATTTATCAACAGAGAAAATATATGTTAATAACTCCTTCAGTTTTTCTCTAGCAAAAATCGGAGTTGATGATTGAATAATCTCAAATCCTTTTGAACTAATTTTAGATAAGTCATCATAATGAATATCTGGATCTTTCCATACAATATTTTGCATGTACTTTTTCTTTGCTAACCATATTGCGTTTTTGGCAATACTTTCTAATTCAAAAGATAAAAAGTTTTCTGAATTATTATCATCTGCATATCTCTGGAGAATCTTTTCTAAATATCCATTTACTCTAACCTTATATAACATTAAAATGAATTCTTTATCATCTCCTTCAAAACCTTCTGATTTTGCTATGACTTCATCAAATTTAACATATACTGAATCTGTGTCAATATAAATACCTACTGGATTTTCTATCCTACCAGTTACGGTGATTCCCATTTCTTTATGAGCAGCAATATCTTTATGCCAATACTGACTAAAATATCTGTTTAACAATTCCTCAGTATAAAGAATAGCATCTTTACCTTGTAATGTTATAGTTTCAGCAATGTCTATATTAAAGAAATAGAAATATGGATTACCAAATGCACCATAGATACTATTCAACATTAGCTTGACAGCCTGTTCATAATTATAGAACTTACTGGCTTCTTTGTTTATTTCTTGTAACTCCGTTAGTTCATTCATTTATATTTCATTTAAAGCTATTAACTCAGCAGATGTTACAGAATACGATTGGTTTATTAATAAAGCAATACTATTTACAAAAAACAACGTAGACTTAGTATCGTCAAATAAACCAGTAACAGGATTAAAGTATGCTGTTGCAAAATTAACATCTTCTATTTTAACAGTACATGGTGTTGATATAAACGATATGGATTCTGTACCGTTTGTTGTTATTATATTTGGCCTTAGTTTAGTTTTATTTATGTATCCCATAATTTTATTTTATTTTATTTTTATATGGTTAAAACTATAAAAAGTTTAAGAAAAAAGGCACCGCAATTAAGTGGTGCCTCTATGTTGGTTGTATATGAATTAAGATTAATCTTCGTCTGTAATTGCAACAGCAACAGTTAAATGAGTATTTGTATCTAATGATCTAAATACTACTTTATTACTGCAAACTACAACTTTATAATTTTCTTTATCTAAAAGATTAATATATTTTTTGTAAATCACAACTTTTTCTCCAACTGCATTTTCACCTTCATATGAATGTGCTAATGTTGCATCGTATGATGGTCCTTGTACTGCAACACCTTTATCAGTAACTGCTAATGTAAATGTATCTTCTTCTCTTTCTAAATTGAATAAAGATTTCATTTTATCTACATGAGTTGTAAGAAGATCAAATTCAAAGATACTTCCTTCTGTACTAAACGCACGATCAGTTTCTTCTTTACTCATCTCCATAAAAGATAATGATGGATCAGCACAGGCTAAATTAATTTTAAGATCTGAATTTTCAATAGTAAAATCACTTGCCATTAATTCTCCATCAATCTCAGAATATTTAATTCTTCCTTGAATATCACCATTAAAATGTGATAGTGCATCTATAACTTTAGTACCATTGTAAAAACTTACTTTTACTGAATCAGTAATATCTGTTTCAAAAATATCAGTCGTTGGTGTTGATACTAATTTCACTGCATCCCTCTCTGGGAAGTACACAGATGAAACGGTTCCTTCTTTACCGATCTTCATAAAAATAAATTTATCGATTGGTAAAAGTTTTTTGACGAAGGTACTTAATTCGTAACCGTCGATCTTTTTAATTTTTGCTTCCATTAATTTTGTATTTGTTTATTGTTATATGCATTAATTTAATTTAGTTTTAAAAAGTACCATTAACTTTGTACTTCTTTTTAGGAATTGCACCTAGCTCTTCA